AAAACTGGGAATTACACTCCTGATTTGGGATATCCTGCTGAATTAGATACAGTTGATTTTGATGATACCACTAAACAGGTAGGACATCAATTAAATAAAAAAGATACCGAAGATAGAGGATATGAACTTGCAAAATCTTTAAAAGAAGCACAGGCAGTTAGTGGTGGAAAAGTTCATAAGTTTATTACGGGTAAGAATTTAGGATTTAAGGGTAAAAAGTATTCCGAAATTGAATTTGAAACTTTAGGTGTAGATAATAAAAATGGAACTATTAGATTGAAAATACTTGCACCTAAAGAGATTTTTGGAAACGAAATGAGTTTAGATTTTAGAATTATAAGAAGAGGTCCGTTTTTCAAAACCGATACTGGCAAATTAAACGAACTCAAATTAAGTGATTTGGTGGGTAATCAGTACAAATATGTAATTGGTAGTGGTGAAGAAAAATATATTGGTAAAAACGATAAAAAGTATGTTTTAGAGATGATTGCAAAATCATTAAAGCATTATTTGTATGATTCCGATTTTGCTCTTAATTATTTAGATGGTTCACAACGGAAAGAATATAACTCATTTTTTGAGAATGAAGTTTTATTACCAATGTTGAAAAAAATAGATTTTACTTTGAATACTTTTTTTACATTAGATAAAGATAAAGTAAAATGGGCACTTTCGGATAAAGATACTCGTAAAATGGTAGATGAAATATTCAGAAAGAATTCAAAAGTTCCTTCTGATATTAAAAAAGAATACTATGAATATAGATTAGAATATGCAGGAGTTAAACTAAAAGAGTCAACCAAAAGGGATTACAAAGCTGAATATAAAAAATATCAATCATCAACTGAATCAAAAAAATACAGAGCTGAATTAAATAAGTACAATAGAGATAAAGGTACTTATGGTAATGGTGATGGTAAAGATGCATCTCATAAGAATGGAAAGATTGCTGGATTTGAAGATGAATCAGTAAATAGAGGTAGAGCTGAAAAAAGTAGATTAAAAAAAGAATCGGTAAACGAAGCGGAAATGAACCCTGTAAAGAAGGTAGTAAACGCTATTTTGAAAAAGCATGGTGTAAATGCAATGAAAACTACATCTACTTCTGTAAGAGGATTTCATAATATTGTAAATAATGGATATAGTTATGATGGTAATAATTTCCTTCGTTTTTATAAAGTATCTCCTGATGTTGTAGAAAAAGTGGCAGACGAAATTCAAAAAGCTGGTGTTCGTGTCTATGGAATAAATAAGAGTGGTACTATTAGAGGTGATTTTTCAAAAACAGGATTAGTAAATGAATCTCTTTTAACTGAAGGTGGTGCATACGGACACATGTCTCACCCATTTGATGATATGGATTTAACTTTTGGTGATTTAAAAAACATAATAACTGGTGCATTAACTGGTGAATTAGAATTGACAAGAGAAAAAACCGATGGGCAGGCATTGGCAATCAGCTGGAAAAATGGTAGATTAATTGCAGCAAGAAACAAAGGACATTTGGCAAACGCAGGAGCAAACGCAATGGGAATTGAAGATGTTGCATCTAAATTTGGTGGTAGAGGTGGATTAACTGATGCATATAATTTTGCAATGAAAGATTTATCAGCAGCAGTTCAATCTCTTTCAGAACCACAACGAAAGAAAATATTTAACGAAGGGCAGTGTTTTATGAATTTGGAAGTAATTTGGCCAACATCGGTTAATGTTATTCCCTACGGACAGGCTTTATTAGTATTCCATAATACAACTTGCTACGATGAAAAAGGAAGTGCAGTTTCTGCTGACCAATCGGCTGCAACTAAATTAGCAGGAATGATTAAGCAGGTAAATGCAGATGTTCAATCTAAATATACAATTCAAGGCCCTCCTGTTACAAAACTTCCTAAAAATGAAGATTTGAGTGCAAAACAGGGTAAATATTTAAGTAAATTACAAAAATTACAATCTGAATTTGGGTTATCCAATAATGATGGTGTTTCTGAATATCATCAAGCATGGTGGACTAATTTTATAGATAAATCAAAAGTTGAATTACAGAAATTTGAAAAAGATGCGTTAATAAGAAGATGGGCATTTGGTGATAAATCATTTCGTTTGAATTCAATCGCAGATAAAGAAGCTCAAAAATGGGCAATAGATAATGATAAAGTAAATGTAGTAAAGCAACAAAAAGAAAATGTTAGACAATTTGAAGAAATATTTTTGGGAGTAGGTGCTGATGTTCTTTCATTTATGAGTTCAGTACTAACTGCAAATCCAAATGCAGCAGTAGCCGATATGAGAAACAGATTGGAATCTACCGCAGAAAAAGTAAGAGGTAGTGGTGACGTATCTAAAATAGCTAAATTAAAAATGGAATTAAGTAGGTTAGCATCTATAGGTGGTAAAGATAAAATAGTTCCAAACGAAGGTATTGTATTCGTTTATAAAGGTAACACTTATAAATTAACAGGTACATTTGCACCACTAAATCAGATATTAGGTATATTTTACGAATAAATTTAATATATATTATTAATAAATAGGTTATAACAATATAGAAAAATGACAAAAAGAAAAAGTTTTGACGAAAAAAATAAACACATACACAAATCTCGTAAACTAATTATAGATACGGTATTTGGTAGAACCGATGACAATCAAAATGTGTTTGGTTATGAAAAGGCAGATGAAACAAAAAAAGAAGTTGGAGAAATTTGGATAGATGAAGCTGGTAATGAATGGGAACAAAAAGAAGGTTTCAAAATTAATACCACCAAATTAGATGATGCCAGAGAGTATTTAAAAAAATTAACAACTTGTTCTTCTGAAAATTGTGGAACAATACAATATAGTAATGCAGATAAAAAATTAATTATTAGAACTGGGTATTGTGTAACGTGTATGAGAAAAATAGAACAATCACTACGGGAAGATGGTAGTTGGGCGTTTTATGAAGATTATAGAATAACATTAAATAAATTAGATTTTGTTAGAGATACTAAATCACAATTAGAAGAAGCATTTAATAGTGTAACTCAACAAATTCAAATGCTTAACGAAGATGGTTCATTTAGTAAATGGCAATGGGATATTGATATTGAAAAAGTAAAATCGGATTTAAAAAATGATATTGAAGGAGCGTATGATGCAATAGATGCATTATTAGAAAGAAAGTTAGCATTGGAAGATAAGTTACGAGAATTAAATCATTCAGAGCTTATAAAAAATTAAAAATTATGAAAAAATTATTGAATTTTAAGAACATTGCTATAGCAGCATTGATTATTTATGTTTTATTACAGTGGTTTAATCCAGGTGGAGTTATGCCAGGTGGTAGAACTATTACAATAGATGGTAAAAAATATGAAGTTATTAAACATACAATTGATACCGTTGATGTAATCAAAACTAAAGTTGTAACTAAAAGAGGAGAAGATATCTATCACGAAACAATCGTAGAAAAAGAAGTTTTTATTCCTGCTAATATAGATACTGCGGCATTACTTAAAAATTATTACTCAAAAGTATTATACAAAGATGTATTAGTATTACCTGATTCATTGGGAACGGTATCTGTAACTGATACTATATCTCAAAACAGAATTTTAGGTAGAACATTTGATGCTAAAGTAAGAGAACGAACTATAAGAGAAGAGTTAATTGTTAAAGAACCTGCAAAGAATCAAGTATACTATGGTTTAAACGCAGGGTTTAACAAAGAAGATTATGTATCTGCAATTGGAGCTGGCATAATTTTGAAAACAAAAAAAGATAAAATATACAACTTAAATATCGGTGTAAATAATACAACTATCGATGGAACTAATGGCACACTATCACCTTTCATTGGATTTGGTACATATTGGAAGATTAAATTAAAAAAATAATATGGGAGTTCAAGGACAACCAAAAAAAACTTTAAAAGAAATAATTTCTGAAGAATATCGTAAATGTGCGGGAGACCCCATTTACTTTATGAAGAAATATTGTGTTATTCAACATCCGGTGAGAGGGAAAATACCCTTTCACCTTTATTCTTTTCAAGAGGATTGCTTAACTGATTTTAAAGACCATCGTTTTAATATCATTCTAAAATCTCGTCAGTTAGGTTTATCAACCCTTTCTGCGGGATTTATTCTTTGGAAAATGATATTCAATCAGGATTTCAATGCGTTGGTTATTGCAACTAAAGTAACGGTAGCTAAAAACCTCGTAGAAAAGGTTAGAGTTATGCACGATTTACTTCCCGTTTGGTTGAGGGATGGAGGAACTGCGGCAGCTGAAGATAACAAACTATCACTTAAACTAAAGAACGGTTCACAGGTCAAAGCAATCGCATCCTCACCTGATGCAGGACGTTCTGAAGCCCTATCCCTATTGGTAGTGGATGAGGCTGCATTCATTAGAGATATTGACGAAATTTGGTTATCAGCACAATCAACTCTATCAACTGGTGGTAACGCAATTGTATTATCTACTCCTAATGGTGTGGGTAACTGGTTTCACAAAATGTGGGTAGAAGGTGAGAGTGGAGCAAATGGATTCAATTGTATCAATCTACATTGGACAGTTCACCCTGAAAGAAATCAGGCGTGGAGAGATGAGCAAACCCGTATTTTGGGAGTTAAAGGAGCGGCACAGGAATGTGATTGTGACTTCATTGGTTCCGGTGATACCGTAATTGACCCTGCATTATTGACTTGGTACAAAGATACCTATGTAATGGACCCGATTGAAAAAAGAGGATTTGATAATAATTTATGGATTTGGGAATATCCAAACTACAACAAACAATATATGGTTGTGGCTGACGTTGCAAGAGGAGATGGAGCCGATTATTCTACTGCACAAATAATTGATATTGAAGATTGCACACAAGTAGCCGAATACAGAGGTAAAATTGAAACAAAACATTTTGGTAATTTTTTAACATCGTTGGCAACGGAATATAATAACGCCCTATTAGTAGTAGAAAACTCAAACGTAGGTTGGGCATGTATTCAACAGATAATTGATAGGCAGTATGGTAATTTATTCTATATGAGTAATGACCTAAAATATATTGATGTTGAGAAACAAATGAGTAATAAGTTTTACAGAGATGAAAAGCAAATGGTTGCAGGATTCTCTACAACATCAAAAACCCGTCCTCTTATAATCTCCGCATTGGATACATATATGAGTGATAAGGATATTCTCATTCGTAGTGGTAGATTGATAGATGAAATGTTTACATTTATTTGGCATGGTGGTAGAGCAGAAGCAATGAAGGGATATAATGATGACTTGGTAATGGCGTTGGCAATCGGACTTTGGGTTCGTAACACCGCACTTCGTTTGAGACAAGAAGGTATTGATTTAACAAAGAGTATGTTGAATTCTACTCAAATAAAACAATTTGATGGAGTGTATTCTACAGGTTGGTCTGGTAAGAATCCATACGAAATGGAAGTGGGTAGAGGTGAGGTAGAAAACTTAACTTGGTTACTTCGTTAATTTTTTTATATTTATATATTGAAACTCTCTTATATGAAGGAAAATTTAGACAAGTGGTTTAAAGAAAAATGGGTAAACATCGGCAAAAAAGTTGATGGTGAACATCCACCATGCGGAACTTCAGGAGAAAAAAAGGGTTATGCAAAATGTGTACCTGCTGCAAAAGCGGCTAGTATGAGTAAGAAAGAGAAAGAAAGTGCAACTCGTAGAAAGAGAGATGCACAAAACGATGCAGGGAGAGGTGGTAAAGATAGTAAAGGACAAGGTAAAACACCAATATATGTTTCAACAAAACCAAAAAATGAAACTATGAATATAGAAGAAAAAATAAATCTTTTTTTAGAAAAGAATTGCCCAACAGACCCAGATAAATGGTCTGCAAGTAAATCGGCTGCAAAATCTAAATTTGATGTATATCCATCAGCATACGCAAACGGATGGGCGGCAAAAAACTACAAAGAAAAAGGTGGTGGTTGGAAAACTTGCAATGAAAGTGTGCAATTAAATGAAGCTTGTTGGGATGGATATAAGCAAGTGGGTATGAAAGATAAGGGAGGTAGACAAGTTCCTAATTGTGTTCCTATAAGTGAAGATATAGATTCAGATGATGATGTAAACTACGGATATGTTGAACCCGAAGAATACGATGTTGAAGATGAGGATATGGAAGATTTCATTGCGTTTATGAGAAGTTATGATAAAACTTTAAATGAAGGATGTCAATGTTTGAGAGAAGCAGAATATCAAGGTAGAGAAGTACAATTGGGAAAACCAATGGCAGGTGATGTTAAGAAATTTAAGGTGTATGTAAAAAACCCACAAGGTAATGTTGTTAAGGTAAACTTTGGACAAAAGGGAGTAAAAATTAAAAAGAACAATCCTGATAGGAGAAGAAGTTTTAGAGCAAGACACAATTGTGAATCACCAGGACCAAGACATAAAGCAAGATATTGGTCTTGTAGAAAATGGTAAATTTGGAAAATTGAAAAAATTTACTTATCTTTATTAATTAGATATAAAATATTAAAATGGCAGATAAAACATTATTCGGTAGGTTACAAAAATTATTTTCAACTAATACCATAGTTAGAAAAACGGAAAAGGGAGTTAAAATAGTTGATACAGACGAGTATCAGAATATGACAACTAACCTTGTAGACCGTTATATGAAGCTCAAAGTGAGTAACTACGGTGTAGGAGGGGTAGAATCTGCAATGGCATATCAACAAGTTCGTATTGACCTTTTCAGAGATTACGATTCAATGGATATGGACCCGATTTTATCATCCGCATTGGATGTATATGCAGATGAATGTACTGCTAAAAATGAGCAAGGTAATATTTTAAAAATTCATCACGATGACGATAATGTTAAACAAATATTAGAAAATCTTTTTTATGATATTCTTAATGTAGAATTTAACCTTTGGCCTTGGACACGAAACTTGGTAAAATACGGTGATTTCTTTTTAGAATTAGAAATTGCGGATGAATTGGGAATTATAAACGTAATGCCATTATCATCATACGAAATGAGTAGAGTAGAAGGATTTGACCCTGAAAACCCACAAAGAGTTAAATTCGTATACGCTCCATATCAAAATCCATATATGTCGGTAGGCCAGACAACTAAAAAGGAATTTGAAAATTATGAGATTGCCCACTTCCGTTTAAACGGTGATTCAAACTTCTTACCTTATGGGAAGTCTATGGTTGAAGGAGCTAGACGAGTGTGGAAACAATTAATGTTGATGGAAGATGCAATGTTAATTCACAGAGTGATGAGAGCTCCTGAAAAGAGAATTTTTAAAGTGGATGTTGGTAATATCCCACCAAACGAAGTGGATAACTACATGCAGAAGATTATCAATGCATCTAAAAAAGTTCCATTTGTTGATGAAAAAACAGGTGAGTACAACTTAAAGTACAATATGATGAATCTTATTGAAGATTATTATATGCCAGTTCGAGGTAGTGATAATGGAACTTC